CGATTGTAAGCGTTGATAAAGACTGCACGATTAAAGTTGCTGGCAATCTCAAGATTGACGTTGGTGGGGATTTTGAGCTGAAGGTCGCAGGCGAAAGCAAGATGTCTTCTGGTAAAGACTTTAAGGTTTCTTCTTCTGATGATGTTAAAGTTGATGCCAAAAAGAAAACGTCAATGAGTGGCGGAACTGAGGTCAGCGTTTCGTCCAAAGGAACTGCGTCATTAAGTGGAAGTTCTTCGACTCGTGTTTCAACAAGTGGTTCAATGGCAATTAGTGGTGGTTCTACGTCAATTACATCAAAATCATCAATTAAAACTTCAAAATTATCTGTTGCTGGTAAAGTGTCGGCAAGTGGAGTTTCTTCAAGCGCAGGTGGGTTCTCAATTCCATCATTGCCAGCATTTCCTGCACTACCAACTGGAATCGAAGATTTTGCAGCGCTCATACCAGGTGCTTCCGAGATATTAGCTCAAGTAGATTTAGCCATGGCTGCTGTTGGCGATTTAAGTGCACTAACGAATGTTCAATCTTTGCTTGGTCAGTTGGATGTCGCTCAATTAGATACACTATTGGAAACTGCAACTAGTTTTGATGTTGGAAATATTGTAAATTCTTTGGGTGGTCAATTCGGCGTTGCTTCTCTAATTGGTGGTATAAGTCCTCTTGGGTTGGCGTCGATGGTTAGTGGATTGACTCCTCTTTCTGCAAATATGTTGACGGACAAATTGTTATCTGAAGTTGGACTTCCTGGCAATGATGGTCTTGTATCGCAATTTGTAGATAAATTGCCCGTTGGGAAAATTAAAGACTTAGCCAATAATTTAGATTCTGGTAAATTGACCAGTCTTATTACGCAAGCAACTGGGAAAGATGTAGATAAACTCTTCAAAGGATTGGCTGAAGATAAGATACGCGATACGTTAACTTCACTTGCGCCACCGCAATTAAGGAATGTGATGTCTTCTTTAAGTGGAGATAATATTAATAAAGCGTTTGGATCTTTACCAGAAGTAAACCTTGCAGATATTAAAAATAAACTAGGATCGGAACTACAGAAAAAACTCACAGAGAAAGCGAGTCAAACTTCTGGCTATCCTATCACCCTCATATAAATAGATGGACACTCAACAAATAGAATAAATGGAAAATCAAGCTAGAATTTACAAAGACTTGGATCTGGCATTTACCAAACATCCAATAAAAAATGATGTGAATAGAAAAACGGGATACAATGCCATTATTCAATCGGTAAAGAACCTTGTAATGCTTGCACATTACGAAAAACCATTTCACCCAGAAATTGGTGGTAATGTTCGAAAAATGCTATTCGAACCATTGGATCCAATCACAGCTAACATTATTGCGAAAGAAATTGAAGATGTGATAACGAACTTTGAACCGAGAGTTCAACTCAGAAGTATTGATGTTTCGGAAAATTACGATGGAAATGGTTATGATATCACCATAGAATTCTTTTTGGTTAATCTTCCAGAACCAATACAAACAACAATATTTCTAGAGAGACTACGATAAATGGCGAAACTCTCAGTTTCTGAATTAGACTTTGATGCAATTAAAAGCAATCTTAAAGATTATCTTAGAAATCAACAAGAATTTAGCGATTACGATTTTGAAGGCTCTGCGCTGAATATTCTTCTTGATGTTCTTGCATACAACACTCACTATAATTCGTTTTACTTGAATATGATCGCTAATGAAATGTTCATGGATTCGGCTGCGCTTCGTCAGTCTGTTGTTTCTCACGCTAAACTTCTTGGATATACACCAAGGTCTTCAAGATCGGCGACTGCAACAGTAAACGTCGCAGTAACTAAATCCGTTTCCGATTCAACTACAATCCTTACCATCCCAAGATTCACTAAATTTACAAGTCAATCTGTTGATGGTCAATCTTTTGAATTTCTTTCCGTCGATGAAAAAACGGTTTCGAATACTGGGTTGTTGTTCAATTTTACTGGGATAACAATCAAGGAAGGAAATCCTGCGAGTTATGTTTTCACTGTTAACGATTTAATCAATCCAAACCAAATATTTGAACTTCCTGATACATCGATTGACACATCAACCTTACAAGTAACAGTCCAAACATCCTCAACAGAAACATCACAGAGAACATACATTCCCGCTGACGATGCAACAGAAGTAACAACAAATTCTGAAGTGTATTATCTCGAAGAAGGTGATGTTGGAAGATATAGAATCTACTTTGGAGATGGTGTTCTTGGTAAAAAACTTGACAATGGGAACATAGTAATTGTTTCTTATGTCGTTACAAATGGCGCAGTCGCAAACGACATTGGAAACTTTAGACTTTCTGGCTCTGTTTTATCAGGATCTACTGTTGCTGTAACAACATCAATGAAATCCGCAGCAGGAAGCGCACGAGAGACAATTGATGACGTTAAATTCAACGCGCCAAAAAAATATCTATCAAATAATCGAGCAGTAACGAAAAACGATTACATTGCATTGATTAATCGTAAGTATCCATATTTCGATTCAGTAAATGTTTGGGGTGGAGAAGAAAATAACCCACCAATTTATGGTAAAGTGTTTATAACAGCAAAACCGAAACTTGGATTTGAAATAACTCAAGCTGAAAAAGATTATTTGATCAACACTATATTAAAACCAATTAGTGTTATGACTGTAACACCGCAATTTGTTGATGTGGATTACAATTTTCTAATTTTCAATGTGCATGCGGAATATGATCCAAGATTAACTTCAAAAACTTCAGGGCAAATTGTGAATACAATTAAAAATGCTGTTCTTGGATTTTCAAATTTATATTTAAACACATTCAATTCAACTTTCAAAGCATCAAGGCTTTTAAGGTTAATTGACGATTCAGATACTTCTATAATCAATTCAACTGTTGATATATACATTCAAAAAAGAGTTCCAGTAACATTAAATTTGAAGAAAGATTATATTCTAGATTTCAATACACCATTAAATCGTGGTTCTACAATAGATGAAAGATTATACAGTTCACCAGGATTTCAGCAGTATGATTTCTTTGACACTCTGAGAACTTGCTACATAGAAGAAGTTCCAGATTCATTCACTGGAATAGAACAAATTGACGTTGTGCAAACTGGTAGAAATTATACATCAGTCCCAACTCTTACGGTTGTTGGTGATGGTGTTGGTGCTCAAGTTGAAGCTGTAATTGTGAATAGAAAATTTAAAAGTGTTCGTGTAATACAGCCTGGGTCGGGATATACAACTGCAACAATAATCATTACAGGTGGAGGCGGAACAGGCGCTGAGCTTAGAGCAGTCATTCAAGGTAGAAAAGGAATACTTAGAAGTTATTACTTTGATGATTCTAATGTAAAAATCATATTAAATAATAATGTTGGATCGATAGAATATGACATTGGTAGAGTAACCTTGGTCGACTTTAATCCATTATCAATTAATGATCCAGAAGGATTTTTAAGAATTAATGTTAAACCAAGATCATTGAATTTTAAAAGCGATAGACAATCATTAATCACACTAGATGAATATGATTCAACTGCAATTAATGTTAAATTGAGAATTTCTGAATAATGTCAAATCCGATATCTTTCATTGTCAAAAATCAATTACCAGAATTTATTCGTGGTGATATTGATGGGTCTTATGAAAATTTTGTCGCATTTGTGAAAGCATATTATGAGTGGATGGAAGAAGAAAATGGCGTAACTGCCGAAAGCAGAAGTTTATTATCATACGCTGATGTCGATAAGACATCAGCAGAATTCTTAGACCAATTTGTGGACAAATTTTTACCATATTTCCCAAAAGATCTCCTCAACAATAAACCCAAATTAATTAAAAACATTAATGATTTTTATTCCAAAAAAGGAAGTATTGAATCATTAAAGTTTTTATTTCGCGTTTTATATAACGAAGACATTCAAGTTTTTATTCCGAAAGAAAACATCTTAAGAGCATCTGATGGTAAATGGAGAGTTCCTCAATCAATCAGATTGACTGTTGATAATACTCCTTCAAATTTTGATTTAGAAACGATAAAAAAACGATTAGCGATTGGAAGAGAATCAAGAGCAACTTGCGTTGTTGAAAGCGCATATAGAACAATAGAAGTTGGAACTGGACAAACAGTTTTTGAGGTATATGTTTCAAATGTTAGGAAATCATTTAAGAGTGGCGAATTTTTAGATGTAACATATATCGATGAAAACGGCAATAAAGGTACTTTAATGAGCGAGCGAATAATTGGTGCTCTCTCAAACATGAAAATCGTTCCAAATAAACGTGGGAAAAAGTATAGAAGCGGAGATCCAGTTGTATTTTTGGGCGGTCTCTCAGAAGATCCAAATATATTTAAATCCGAGGCAAATGCAGTTGTTGATGAAGTTACTGATGGTAGAATAGACAGAACTATACTTGTAAAAGGCGGATATGGATTCGCCCTATCCCCAGACACTGAAATTGACGTCAATAGATCTGCTTTAGATGAAATTGATGCATACACAGTTAACGCAAAAATTGAAGTCGTCGAAACCTCGAACACTGTTTCATTTCAATACAATAACGATTCAATATCTCAATATGCATCAATACAACTAAATGCATCAAGTTATGGATTTCCAAATTTAATATCAGCAAATATCAACACAATTTTAAGTAGAGCGTTTTTTTACGAGACTGCTTCTTTAGGTAGAATAACGAAAGTAAAAATTGTTTCTCCTGGTACAAATTATTACGAAGAACCGAATTTAGAAGCACAATCATATTATAATACTGACGTTTCAGAAAATTATTATAATGAAATTTTTGATGTTGGAGATATTGCACCACAAAATTACATTGATTGGAAAAATACAAGACAAAAATTTTTAGACTTAGGAAAACTTGCCAATGTGACTATCGTTTCTGGCGGTACAGGATACGATACGAGCACAGATAAAATTTACATTGATAGAAATGGTGGTGGTGGGTATGGTGCAAACATTACGTTTAATGTTGATTCTTCTGGGAAAATTAATGCAGTTTCAATAATTTCTGGCGGTGAAGGATACAATGGGCAGAAAGATTCTGTTGAATTGATTGTCAGAAATAAAGATAATGTTGCTGCTGCGGCAGCTGGAACAGGAGCGATATTAAAAGCATATAGATATGGCGAGGGGGATGAAATCAATCCTATTCTTGCTGACGTTGGAAGTATTAGAACATTTAAATTTTTAAGCAGAGGCGCTGGATATATAACAACACCAACAATATCTTTGAAGGTTGTTGATATTGAAATAGAACCAATAAATGGGGGATTAACACCATTTTATGAAGAACAAATTGTGTATCAAGGAAATATTGATTCACCATCATTTATTGCGAAAATCGATAAATATATCCCAACATCTAACACTTTAAGGGTGTATGATTATGGTGGGGAAGTAAATGTATCCTCAAATCTAACCATAACACAATCAATATCAAATGCGCAGTATAATGTCAATGTTATTTCAGAAACTACATATGGTGATGGATTGGCTAAAGCTAATGTCGAATTCCTTGATGGGTTAATTAAATATGATGGATATTTCCTAAATACTGATGGATTTTTAAGTTCTGATAAAAGGTTACAAGATGGGTACAAATACCATAATTTTTCATATGTTATTTTGTCAAGACAATCATTAGAAAGTTATAGGAAAACGTTGTTAAATGTTTTACACCCAACTGGAACTAGATTTTTTGGTGTAAGAAAAATAACAATGGACATGGGAACAACTTTCGGCATTTCTCAAGCTGAAACATTATTGCCGACTTAACGGACCGAATATGAATATAAAAAATACAATACAAAATAGGATTTTAATGGCCAGTCAATATGAAAAATATTTGACTGAAAGTTCTAATTCATATATTGGGGTCGGTCGACCGACTGTTTGGGAGACTGGCGATGATATTGTTCCAGACGCAGACAATTCAACCAAAAGTATTAATGATGTTTATAAAAATTTAGTTTTCCTGAAAAAGATAACAAGCGCAGACATTATGCATGTGGCGCCACATTTCTATTTTAATGATTGGGTAACTTCAACAGTTTATAAAGAGTATAACGATAAAATTGATTTGTATACGACTGATTATCTTGAACAACTTAGTGGAAATGTTACAGCACAAATGAGCTCGTTGAATGTGGTTGGACAAGGCACAACATTCACTTCAGATTTTATCGCTGGATCGGACAAAATATTAATTTATGGTGCAAACGATTCAGTTCCAAACTATGGCACGCCACCTAGAATTTACAAAGAAGTTGTGAGTATTGCCAATGATACGTTTTTAACAGTTAATAGTGTTTTTGATTCAGACTATACTCAAAACAATTATGCATTAAGCTATAGCACTTATCCAGCATACACAGAAACTTCCAAATCCTTTATTATGACATCATCTAGACAAGTTTTTAAATGTTTGTTCAATAACAATGGCGCTCAATCTACAGTGGAACCACAAATAGATGTCGGTGGAAGTCTACCAACAAATCCATATATTGAAACTGCTGATGGTTATAAGTGGAAATATATGTATACATTAGCTGTCGGTGAAGTTGAAAAATTTTCTGAAAATTATGGACCATCTTGGCTTCCTGTGAAAATCGATCCAGTGGTCTCGGGAAGCGCTGTTGATGGTCGAATAGACATAATTAAATTGATTAATGGTGGAACTGGGTATTTGTCTGGTGGGAATTCATCTTCTGCGAATATCATTTCAGTGATAGGGAATGGTACTGGCGCAAACGTCACAGCTAATGTTGTAAATGGCGTTATAACAGGAATAAACATACTTGATGGTGGTTCTGGATATACAAACGCGAGAATCGTTGTTAGTGGAACTGGGGCAAATGCAAATCTTGTTCCGATAATTGGACCTCGAGGTGGACATGGTCACGATCCAATTACTGAACTCGGAGCAGCATATTTGATGATTTCTGTTGAACTCGATGAAGATGGTGGTGGTAAATTCCCAACAGAAAATTCAACTGAGAGTTTTGACTTCAGACAAATTTCTATAATAACAGACCCGATAGATTCTGATGGTAATTTTGCTAACAATTTAAGGTATAATGCAACGTATGTTGTTAGAACGTCAACTCCCCCTGGTGGTGAAAGATTTTATCTAGATGATCGCGTGTACCAGGGAACTGATTATGCAAATTCAACATTTTCTGGTACTATTGCTTTCTGGGATGAAACTGTCAATGAAGTTTGGATAAATAATGTTACAGGAACAATATCATTACCAGATGAATTAAAGAGTAACAGTACTGTTGGAAACCCGACAGTCAGTGTTACTGCGTTTCAACTAGCAGAACCAGAAATTAACTTATATAGCGGCGATGTTCTCTACATTAGAAATTACTACCCAATGAGTAGAAGTGCTTCTGTAACAGAACAAATTAGAATTTTAGCTTCATTTTAGGGAAAAATAAATGCCAATTGAGTTTAATGTCAATCCTTACAATGATGATTTTAATGCGGACAATGGTCCACGAGAAAATAATTACATGCGTATTCTGTTTAAACCAGGATATGCTGTACAGGCTCGTGAACTCACACAAA